ATTATTTATTTTGAATTAATCAAATCATTTTCTGAATTACTGAATGTAAACATTTTACCTCATTATCTAAAATATAATAAAAAAATAATGATTAACAAAGAAAAATATAAAATAAATTATAATAATAATTTTTTATTTGAAAAAAAAGAAGAAAATCCATTTTATAAAGAAGAAATTATAGAGAAAGTAAATCAATTGGATATAAATTTACAAATTATATTTTATTATAAATTCGGAATTCATTTGGATCAAAAAGTGTCAAACAAAGTAATTGCAAAAATGTTAAATTGTTCAAAAGAAACAATTAGAGTAAAAGTCAATAAAATTATTAAATTATTAAATTATTAACTTGCATATAATAATCCACAATTTCCTCCAATAAAATTAACCACATTATATCTTTCTTCAAAGATGACTAAATTATAATAATAATCATATATTCTCCATGTCGGTTTATTAATTCCTACTACATTTCCAGATTGTGGATCACAAATAACCAAACTTTGTGCATTTGGGTCAATTGGTGGAATAATAGTAACGGTTTCTAATTCAATATTGGTAAACCGACTCATATTCATAGCACCGCTTGGTTGTAAATCAAGATTAGATGAATTCATACAAAAATTATACACATATAACCCATCTTTACCTGAACCAGTTGTTCGGATATATTTTTCAATATAATTATATACACCAGCGGGTTGTTGATTTTCTCTATAAATACCATCCAACAAAATTCCCATTGTCACTAATATATTTTTTGTGTTTTCAAAATTATAATTTCCAGTAATCATCCAACCAGTTAAAAACCCATCTGTATTGACTCCGGGACCAATTTCTACCACTGCATTAGAACGCTCAACTGGATATGAACCACTTGTTGGCGCTTGTATTAAATCTTGAGGTAAATACTTATAAGGCCAGTTTGTGTAATTGCTCCATTCATTTCTCAAATTTACATCACTTCTCTGAAAATAAAACATCCAATCCACAATCATTCCAATTGAATCAATAGATGTGCGGTTGGAACCAGTAACATTATAATATATTTGTTCTCTTACTTGTTTGAATAAATATTTTTGTTCTTGTAACGCAAACAGTCTTGATTCCTCATTGGAAAGAAAAGCATATGTGCAATTTAAATGTATATCCGCATTCCAAACATTACGTGTGTCTGTATAAGAAAGAACTCCTAACTCAATGTCAGGTGGTGTTTGAAGAAAGCGATACATTTGCATATAATATAAATTAAAGTTAGGAGCAACATAAGGAAAATTATTAGTGGAATCATAAACATCACGAATTTGAAATAATTCTTGAATAGGTCTCATTGTAACATTGATGTGCAATTCGTTATATTGTAGAGAAATAAGAGGAAATGCCATTTGTGTTTTTAAATTAAACCACGCATTTAAAGGAATATATAAAGTGTTTGCACGTATACTGGGTTCTGCGCCATTGGCATTGGTTGTATAATAAGAATTTGGATAAGAATTAACACGAGAACCTGAATTCGCGGGATCAACAATTTCTGGAACATGTCCAATCATTTTAAAAAACAATTCCTTTTTGTCTGCAGAAAAGTCTCTTAAAACAGAATTTAATATGTATGCGCCAGAATATTCTTGAATGGTTTGATTTCCACACGTAATGGTTACTTTGGAAATCATTTGTGCACCTAAATAATCAATCCATTTAAATTCATAAGGAACCCATTGTCCACCATTTTCTTCAACAGGAGGAACAATATTGCTCCAAATATTGGGTAATTCCACAGAAAGGTAACAGTCCATTAATAAGTCGGCATAACGAGGAATTTTAAATGTAAAATTAGATTCTTCTGTCAATCTTAACGTTTTAGAACCATCAAAATCAACTCTAAACTTTTGTAACCCGAAATTAGTATATTTAGAATAGGTAGATTTAAAAAATGTTTTAGATGGGTTACCGTTTAAAATAATGTTTTGTTGTCCTTCGCTTACTAATTGCATTAACCCTCCAGGCATTTAATATATAATATACATTTTATTTAACTTTATTGTGAATAAAAGAATAAAATAATCATTTATATTAATAAATGAATGCAAATATGTATGGAGTCATTCTTGTGGTAATTGCAGTAGTTGTTATCATTACAGTGGTTTATAGCACAAGTAGTTCGTCAACCAATTCTACAAAATCAGAAGTAAATAGACTCATTCATTCTATGCAATTATCACCAGAAGAGGCAGATGGCGATCCAACCGATTCAGGTATTACAGGAACGTATTCAATAAGAGATTATTATATATTTTCATCGTATAATTCTTGTAATAACAATAGTTCAAACACAAATAATACAATAGATACTCAAACATTAAAAAATGTAATTGCACAAGGAGTCAGATTATTAGATTTTGAAATCTATTCATTGCAAAATCAACCAATTGTAGCTACATCTTCTATTCCAAATAATTATTATATAAAAGAATCAAATACTTCTGTTCTATTTAGAAATGTATTTGATTCAATTATTAATACTGCATTTAATATTTCAACATGTCCAAACCCAACAGATCCTTTATTTGTTCATTTGAGAATACAAAGCACAAATCAAAAAATGTTTTCTAATATGGCAACCATTTTTAAAAATTATCAAAATACTGGTTATATATTGGGTCCACAATATAGTTTTGAATATCAGGATTGTACAGATAATAATAACAATATAAACTGTTCTGTGGGAAATATTAGTTCTCTACCATTAAACACATTTAAGAGTAAGATAATTATCATGATTGATAAACAAAATACAAATGTTTTAGATAATTCGGACTTGATGGAATTTTGTAATATAATGACAAATTCAACTAATTGTAGATTAATAACAAATTATGAAATGAAAAATTCTCCCGATCAAAATGAGTTAATTAATTTTAATAAACAAAGTATGACTATTGTTACCCCGGATATATCACCTAAACCATCCAATCCAAGTATTTCAACTGCAAATCTATTAGGCATTCAATTTACCGCAATTAATTTTTCAAATAAAGACAGCAATTATAAAACAGCATTAAATAATTTTAGTGATAGTGGCAATGCTTTTATATTAAAACCAGCAGATTTACGTTACATACCAGTAACGATTCAAGTACCAGATGATCCACCCCCATCTTATTCATTTGCTCCGAGAAGTCAATCCGCAAGATATTATAATTTCCAGATATGATAAAAATATTTTTTTATTATATGGAAACGTTTATATGTGAAAAAGGAATAACGTTGGAGGAATGTGAATTGGCAATATTACGTATGGCTGTAGACGAAGCAGAAAAAAAAGAAGGAAAAGCCATTGTAAATTCTCCTGAAGTTAAAAAAATTATTAAAATAGTAGAAGAATTTTTAAAGAAAAAAAAATTAGTTGCTTATGGTGGGACAGCAATTAATTCAATTCTTCCGTTAGAAGACCAATTTTATAATAAAGATACAGAAATACCCGATTATGATTTTTTTTCTCCTAACGCATATCAAGATGCAAAGGATTTGGCGGATATTTATTATAGTATGGGATTTCAAGAAGTTGAAGCAAAAAATGGTGTTCACGAAGGAACATATAAAGTATTTGTAAATTTTATACCAGTAGCCGATATAACATATATAGATAAAGCCATTTTTCAACTAATAAAAAAAGATGCCATTTGTAAAGAAGGAATATTATATGCACCGCCTAATTTTTTAAGAATGTCCATGTATCTTGAATTATCAAGACCCGCAGGAGATGTAAGTCGTTGGGAAAAAGTGTTGAAAAGAATTATTTTATTGAACAAACATTTTCCATTAAATGCAAAAAATTGTTGGAAGATTGATTTTCAAAGAAAAATGGAAAATAAAAATAATACAGATACTATTTATAATGTAATTAAAAATACATTTATAAAAGAAAAAGTTATTTTTTTTGGTGGGTACGCAATTTCTCTATATTCAAGATATATGCCAAATGCTTTGAAACATAAATTTAAAAAAAATCCAGATTTTGATGTGTTATCTATAACCCCTTTAAAAACTGCAGAATCTGTAAAAATAGCATTAAATAATATCGGTATTAAAAATGTATCTATTTTAAAAAGAAAAAAAATAGGTGAGATTATTTCTCTACATTATGAAGTAAAAGTAGAGAAAGATACCGTTGCATTTATTTACGAACCATTGGCGTGTCATAGTTATAATGTAATTAAAATAAACAATCAATCAATTAAAATCGCTACAATAGATACAATGTTGAGTTTTTATTTGGCGTTTTTATATTCAAATAAAGAATATTATGATGTAGACAGAATATTATGCATGTCTCAATACTTGTTTAAAGTTCAACAACAAAATCGGTTGGAACAAAAAGGTTTATTAAAAAGATTTAGTGTAGATTGTTATGGACACCAAGAAACTTTGAAAGAAATACGAGCCAAGAAAAATAAATTATTCTTATCTTTAAAAAATAAAAAAAATACAAAAGAATACGAAATGCATTTTATGAGATACAGACCCGAAGAAGAATCTGTTAATAAAAAATATACAAAATCTTTAACTAAATCTTTAACTAAATCAAATCAGTTGTCTTCAAGTAAAGCTCTTACCAGAAAGAGAGGTAGAGGTGGATTATTTATTTAGTATTTATTAATATATTACGAATATTATGACATTATGTATAGTAGTATCCAGATATAATGAAGATGTTAATTGGACTAAACAATTTAATAATGTAATTATTTATAATAAAGGAGAAAAATTATCAGATGACTTTAATCAAATACTATTAAATAATGTGGGTAGAGAAGGACATACATATTATAAACATATATATGATAATTATGATAACTTGGATGATTATATTATTTTTTTACAAGGAAATCCATTTGATCATTCACCCGATATAATAAAACAATAAATTGTATTTTAAATAATAATCAAATACCAGATTTTGATTTTCTGAGTATACGATTAATTGAATGTAATTTATCTGGATGCATCTATCATAATGGGTTACCATTAAAAGATACTTATGAAAAAATATTTAATGAAA